CTTTTTCTGATTTGCCTTGCAATTTTAAGATATTGTCTTGGCTATTTAAAGAGGTAAGTTTTTTATCATTTGCCTCGACGCCCTTTTGCGTAGCTTCATTAAGTTTCTTTTGCTCCTCGCTTACACCTCCAACAACTTCCTTAATATCGTCCCAATAAGCTACAACGGTACCCAAAGCAATAACAAGTAAACCAATACCCGTTGCTCCAATTGCCGCCTTAATTCCTTGCATCGCGTTTATTGCAACTGCCTTTAATTGTTTAAAGGAGTCCATCGATTCGCCCAACGCTTGGATTCCTTGCGATAACGCCATAGCGGATTGAACTTTTAAAAGCGTAGCCTCAAGGTCTTTTGATTGATTACCAAATAAGGCCATGCCTCCTTGAACGGCAGCAAAACCTCCCGCAACTCCAGCGAGTGAACTTGTTAACGCTTTAAATTTAGCGTCGGGGTTGAATGCATCCGTTAAGGCTTTGGCGTCTCCGATACGATCCTTTAATTCGGCGGCTTTTTGTGCCGCTTTTACGGCCTCAGCTGAGGTTGCCCCGAATTTATCCGAAAGCGCAGCTACATCCGCTTGTGCTTGTCTTAACTGCGAGCGTAAAGAGCCAACCGCTTGATCGGCGTTGCCTTGTACTTTTATATCAATAACCTTCTCTATTGCCATTTCATTGCCTTTTTAAATAGTTGTAAATAGTTGCGTGTATACTCATATCGCCCTTTGGCGATTGAGATAATCTCGTTGTTCTCGTATTGCTCCGCGATTAGGAGCATATCTAAAATATTTTTAAGCATATTGTAGTACGTCTATTTTAATTTCGGTTAAAGCTCCATTTTTGTAGTACTGCAAAGCGATTGAGTCCTCGCGATCTAATGCCGTAGCGTTTGCAGGAATAGTCACGTCCAAAACAAGGTCGGTTATATTGTCAGCAGTTAGCGCATAACTTAAAAACCCTCCCGAGGCAACCGTGTCAAATGTGTCGTAGTCAATTTTATAAATTAAAAATTGCACAACTTGGGCCGTATTGTCAACCGATAAAGCGGTCATATTTGCATAGCGCAAAAGTGGGGAGCCGTCAATTACTCGGAAGTCGTTTAATAGTTCCAAGTTAACTTCGCCACTGGTTAGGTCGGTGGTCATCGTGTTGATTGTATAGCGTTTATTCGATAGCGCAATTTTATCGTTTAATTTTAGCGATGTAAGTAAGTTAGTATTAAAATGCGCCTTGACTTTTAAAACTCGCGTCCGCTGATTGTAAATATTAAAAATTGAGTTCGCATAATACTGTTGAAATAATCCGTTTGTCACTTGTGCTAAATACCAGGGGGATATTTCGGTGTTCCAATTTAAAGTCCTAACGTAGCTCAAATCGGTGCCTCCTATTGAAAGCTCATTTGTAAATCGTTGGTATACTGTATTAACACTAAAAGTAGTTCCGTTTGCAGTGTATTTAATTGGATCCCCTGGAGATAAAGCTTGCCCCCCATTAAAGTACATTAATATAGGCTTTGGAGTGTACGCTTTTAAATCCTTATTCCAACACGTGGCCGTTATAAAATTAGTATCAGTATATCGCTCCCACATAATATCCTCGAATGGTAGCTTAACCTCGTAATTTGATGTAAAGGCTGAGTCGGGATTGTCAAAAATTAAGTCGCCATAATCTAAGTTATAAAGCGTTCGATAAGCGTTGTTTAAAACGTTCTCCGATTTCTCAAATTTAAACGAAATTTGTTTGAATAGATTTGGCTTTGAAATCTCGATGTCTTCGGCCTCAACAAACTCGGTTATATCTCGGAGGTCTCCCTCTTGATACCACGCTTCCATCGGTTGGAATAAAAATCTATTCTCAGCCGTTGGAACAATTACCATATTCATAGCTTTGACAATCGCAGTTAAAAACGTGTCGACTGTCATGTCGGGCATATATCGGCTAATTTGTAAATCTCCCGACGTTGTATCGGCATAGGCCCAAGCCTTTCGGTTATAAATACCGCTATTCTTTTTTAAATTTAGTTCCGAGTCAAATGTCATCGGAACTTCGGATGTTAATTTGTAGGTGAAAACGTGAGTCACGAATTGCCCGCTTATCAAATTCTCATCTGCACGGTAACGGCTGAAATAGTTTAAATCTTGGTAGCCTGTTAAATTTTCAAAGGTGTTCCAAAGCACGCCATTGTCATAAATTTGAACGCTGTAAGTTATTGTTGAAAGTGTTGGAGTTATTTTTATCCACGATTCGTATCGGTTAGCATCTGGCTCTTGCTGAAATGAAAATGTAAGCGTGTCCGTTGCTAAATCCATTTGAGTAAATCCTCCATCTTTTACCGTAAAATTTGGCGATAGTGGATCACTATAAAAATTAAATTTCTCGGTGTTTTTGCAGTATAAAAATAGCTGCTTAAATTGGTCGTAGTTTAAAAACTCGCCCTCAAAAGTTATTCCGTATCTACTTTGTATGTACTCAAATATTTTGCTAACTCTAACCGCAGGAAACAAGTCGGTATAATAAATTGCTCCATTGTCAGTTGTAATATCGCTATCTGTCCCTGTTTCGTATTCATAGCGTCGGTCGCTTGCAATAAGCGGGAACTTTATATTTGTTCGAGATACCGATACAACATTGTTAATATTGTACTCAAAATTCAATTCGTCAAGGCCCTCAAGCTGATTTAATTTGTCCTCCTTAAATTTGTCTTTGAGTTGCACCAAATTACCCACGAAATTAATCGTATATGATTCTATAAAGCCATTCTTTTTATTGGCTTTCTGCATTGTAAATTTGCCGTCACGAAATGGGATTGTATTAATCTCAATAAATCCGTAGTACTTAATTCTATGGTCAAAAGCGTTATCTACATTTTGAGGATTGATGTCGTTTGTATCTCCAACCGATGACTCGTACCAATGGCGAAAAATAGCGTTGTTATGTTTGCTCGCTGGTATTGTAAACGACTGCGAGTAATCAGTGAACAATTTACCGATATCATTAAAATTTTGAACGCTTGAGGTAACGCTGATTTTCTCGTCGTTAAATAACTCAATTCGGTGCGCTACTGGAACGCCCTCGGCATCGTCTACGTAAATATATAATTGAACATTTTGCATATTATACGACGTCGTTAATTAGGTTAAAAGAGTAATCGAACTCAATCGTGTAATTGATATTTTTATCCTTCAATCGCGTTTTGAGTGCGGTCGATTTTGTCTTAACGTTTACGGGTTTATTGTCTAATAAAACGGTCTCGCTTAACATTAAATCCGTGATCACGTTGGCAAAGTTCTCGTCAATCCAACCAGTGTTAAGTGTAACCGATTGTTTGCCTTTAAAATTGAACGATTGAAACTGATTGCGCAGCGGATTATAGTCCCAATTGTCGGGCAATAGTTGAAACGTTGAGTTTTCAACTTGCAAACTATTTGTTTGAGCTTTAAAAAATACAAGGAATTGCCACCCCCCGTATCGGTTTATAAATTCGCAAACCACTGGAGTGTACTTTGCCTCGCAAATTGGTAGGAATGTGACCGTTGGTTGCAGCGTTCCCACAAGTTCGCTCTCGATTATAACATCGTTTCCGTAGTTATGGTCTGCAATTCCCGCGTTTTTTGCGGGTATCATAAACATATAAGTGTCCGCAGCAAACGAATCATCTAATAATACTTGTGTGCTTGATGTAGCGTATCTTCTATTTGTCCACTTTGCCTCGGTTAGTGAGGCTCCATCGTGTTCTATTAGTACGTTAAAGTAAGGCAATTCGTCTTGTACGGTTGCCTCGTTATAATATTGATTGATTTCGGGGTTTGTTAAGTACGCGATTGGAGCGGTTGTGTCTTGATTTGCGCCACCCATGTAGGAGGTAAACCCATTTACACCAATGAAATTAATTTCGCGCACAGGCAGCCACGTTTTATCGTCTGCGATTTGGTAAAACCACTCCGCATGAACGTACACCCAAACGTCGTTTAACTCCTCGTGAGCGTATGCTCTCGGGTCTGCGTCAATCGGCATGATTTTCTCAGCGATATATGGCGCGATGTTAAAGATAATCAAAGGCGATGCGGCCGAAACGATTTTCTTTTCAAGTGTATAGGTCGCGTTCACTGGCTCGGTCTCGCCCTTATGCCAAACCCAAAGTTTTAATTGTGCCGCTACTTGGACTTCCTCTTCGACCTCGATAAAATATGGGCTTCTAACGTTTAATATTTTCATTTACTACGTATTTTAAAAATGATTCTAAGTCGAGGCCGTACTTTTCAGCTATAACCTCATCAAAATTTTTGTATTCTAAGTCAAAAGCCGAGCGAAAAAACTTTGTTTCGGGCGTTCCTGTCTTATTTATCGAGCGGGTTATCGCTCCGACTAACGCCTTACGGCTTGTGAATTGACCGCTGCCACTTCGGGTGCCTTTCAGCCCCTTGCGAACTACCCATTTATCAATCGCACCTGTTGAGGCGTTGGCCTTGTATGGCGATTGTGGGGCCTTATTACTCGACTGACTACCTTTTGTTCCAAAGTCCAATAGCTTCCAATACGACTCAGCAAAGAAGTCAAACTCCAACGAGTTCGGGTTTATCTTTGTTTTAAACGTGAGCGACCTTGATAGGTTTCCGCTTGTGTTATGGGTGCCATATTTGCCCCCTCGTTTTAAATTGTCCTGCGCTCGCTGAACAACTAACGCGCCAAAATCATTTAAAGCCTGTTGAACTATTTTAGTTTCCATCGCAGCACACTGAAAAATCGTCGTTAGGAATGCTCAACTCAATATCACACTTCCAACCGTCGAGCGCATTTGTGAACGCCATAAATATCGGCTGTAAACTTGGCTCGTTTTGCAATTCAATATCGTTGTCGTTGCGTCTCAAATTCATCTTAGTGATCATGTAGTTGAGTATCGCGTGGCAGGTATTTAAATTATCGAGTTCGTTGTCGTTGCCCAAAAATTTGTCGTTGCCTCTGACCTTTGAAATATTGCGAATATCAACCACTGCCACCTCAAATACAAAAGTCACAACGCCATTACTAACGACTGACGATAGTACGTTGATATGAGCCAGTGGGAATATATTTTTTTTCACGTTGTCGATTATATCGGTGCCGTGAGTGATTGTGTTAAGGAGCGGCGCACTTTCGAGCGTGGTTTTTATGTAGTCTATTGCTTGGTAAAATGTTCTCATTTCATTTGTTTTTTAATTTGTCTAGCCTCCTCAGCGGCTTCGTCGATTAGGTATGATAATAGCGTGAGTGATTCGTGAAGAGGCTCTTTTCCCACGTCTCGAATATGGATTTTAAGTTCACGTCCAATTCGTATAAATGATTGATACCACCCCCAGCGTTCTCCAAAATTTCCTCCAAATTCATTCCCTCCCTCGCTGCCTTGTCCTCCAAATGCAATAGGGTATTGCTCAACAATTCCTTGTTTAAAGTCCAAAAAAAAAGCATCGAGCCAACCACAATATCCATTGTGACATCCTTATAAAAATCTGCCTTGCTTTCGTCCCCAGTGTATTCCTCGATTTCATAAAATTCTCCCGCTTTGCGTTTTATTGGTCTATAAAGTACCGACATCAATAGCGGTATGTTGTCATCGTTTCCGAGTAGCGTGTCAATTGTCGCATGTTCGCCGATTGATATCTTATCAAAGTTTGGAATAAATCCGTAGTTAACGCTATTCATTTTAAACGTGCGCACGAGCTTAGGTTTTTGATCCAATACTTTTGCAAGAGTTTCAATAATATCAGTAAAATCATTTACAGGAATTTTCATTACATCGGCAACGCTGAGGTTGCAAAATATAGCCACCATTTGAATGCAAACGAAGGTCTCATCGTCCTGGTTGTCTTTTAATACCTTCTGATATCTCGCATATTGAGACAATTTAATCTCGCTTAGTGATGTTGGAATTACTACTCTCATACTTATATAACTGATTTTTGTTGTTTTGTTTATTTTTTGTATCTGCTTATGTACAAAATTTGGAAAAATTCATGCACTTGACCTACGTTATGATAACGTTTCGCGATTTTCTTATCGATAGGCCCATCATAGCAAAGTAGCGCATCGCATCGATTGCGTGATTGTAATCGTCAATCGGTCGGTTTAACTTTTTGCCTGTCTTGTCGGTGTCCCAACTATAATTGCGCAGCTCTTTTATTAGGTTGGTGCTTGACTTTGTGACAAGTATCTCCTTTTGTTGCAACACCGATATCCCGAAATTGATTGAGTCGGCACCTTTTACAACTGGCTTGATGTTAAAACCCGCTCGGCGTATCTCCTCAATTGACTTTGGCTCGGCTGAGTCTGCCCAAATCGGTAGGCGTTTGTCCTGTTTCATTAATCGAATGATATCCGAGTTTAAAAGTGAGGTCGAGTAAATCATTTCGTCGGCTATTATTTGACCGTTGTACTCGTATACGGCGATTAGCGCCGTTGGATCGTTGCTATACCCGAAATCGAGGCCACAACCTAAGAATTTTGCCTCTTGAGGTATTGTATCTATTTGTTCCCAATTCGGGAACACAACGCCCTCAAGTGAGCCGAGTTGACCTAAGCCGTAAACGTTATACCAGTTTGCCCAAAAAGTTGAGGTCTTGGCTTTCTCTTTTGCTTTAAGAATAAAATTTAGGGCCGATTCGGGGCAAGCCTCGTTGTCTTCGTAGTTCACAATTAAAAAGTCGACGTCGTGGTCGTTCATTAAATCGGTGTGAAACCAAAACTCATTCACTGGATTCCAATCCAAATAAACGCCTTTTTTTGTACGCGATGCCAATTCAGTGTAAGCGTGGAAGGTCATATTATTTGCCTCGTTCATGTACAAATAATCACGACGGGCGCCTCGGAGTTTCGAGTCGTTCTCTGCGCTAAAAAATTCGATGGCTGAGTTGTTTGAGAAACTGTATTTAAAATCGGTCGCGTTCCATCGGTTTGGATTCCATCGACCTGTCAATACCATAATTTTTTTAAAGTCTTTTATTGCCCCTCTTTTAAGGTGGGGTATCGACTCCGCTACAACCGAGATTTCGAGAAGCTCGGTCTTGCAGCATAAGTCAATAAGTATAGGAAGGATTCCAAAGGTTTTGCCCGCTGAGGTGCCTCCTTGTATTCCTTTGGTAAATTTGGTTAGCCCTAAGACTTTATTTATTACTGTTGTCCGTACAAACATCTGGAAATAGTGGTTGCTCTTGGTGCGTTGTGATATCTTGATACACTCGGTCGGAGTATTTTTTAGGGTGCAATTTTGCAACGATCCATTTACGAGCGTCGATTTTTAAGCGGTCACGTTGCACAACATTAGCTCCAGTGAAGGGTGTATGGTCTTCGTCGGAGTGGTCTGCGATGTCGATTATATCCTCAAAGATAACGTCAGCACGGATTTCGCACGCGCGCACGTATCTTTTTGCTTTGTCTTCGTCTGCTTCCAACCACTGATAAAACGTTGCAGTACTTGGGAACTCTTTACGTCTTAAAATCGAGATAAGTGAGTTTCCTTGCTCAATCTCGTATAGTATATCGTTGAAAGTCTCTTCTATTTGTTGCTGGGAGTAAGCCATTGTCCTATAATTACTTGGTTAACTGGTATATTTTCGTCGGTTAATATGTTAAAATCGCGGTATTCCTTGAGTTTAAGTATATCGTAAAGGTTGGGTGCAAGCCAAAGCTCGTTGTGAGTAACGTCTTCGGGTTTATTGTCTATTAATTTGTCTAAAAAATCGACCAATAGATTGAATTGATTATCCTCCATAATTATACAATTTGTATAAATCTTTGATTATTTGCTCATGTACTTTGGAGCAGGTTGGGCAATTGCTATTGTCAAGACCAAAATAATTGAGATATAAGGCGTTCAAATAGGTCACGTCGTCCAAGTTTAACTCGGTACGCTTTGCATCGATTACACGTTGTCCTTTAAGCTCAAGGAACTCTTTAAACATTTCTTTGTCGGGTTGTGACATCTCGCTTTTAACTCTTTTAAAGTTAAATAAACGATTCAGTCCGAATTGACGCTCTTTGCATCCTTGACAAGGCTCAATCCCAACTGAGTTGGTGATATTAGCGATAACATCGCCAAGACCTTGTATTTCTTTTTTAGTCCTTCTTTTTGCCATTGATTTTATTTTTTACTTTTTTAGAGATTCGATGGATTGTTTGGAGGGGGATTCCTGTTTGCCTTGCCATTTCACGCTGGCCGTATAAAGTTGAGACCTCAAACATTGTGCGCTCATACCAGGTGAAACCTTTTATAAGTTCCTTGTAGTCGATTGGCTCAACGTATTCCGTGTCCTCAATCTCGACATTACTAAAATCTACTATTATATCCTTTTGAGTTTTAGCATAGTCATAGAATAGGTTTCTTAGAACTGTATATATATACCCTTCTTTTATTAGATTGGTATTTTGATACAATTTAAGATACATTTCTTGTACTAACTCGTCAGCCAAGTCCTTGTCTTTGCATATTTGAAAAGCCATCTTGCGCCATTGGGCATCTTTTTTGGCTAATTCCTCGAGCATTACAGGGTCATAGGATTAAAATATTCCGATAAAAAAAGCAATAAGGCTTCGTTATTCTCGACATAGTAGACCGTCCCTTGCACTACAATACAAATCTCGCTTTCGTTCTCGATCCAGTAGCCGTTGATTGCGTCAACCATTACCCGAAACTCGACAAAGCTCCCGCCCATTCCAAGATCGTCGTCCTCTTGTTCAAGCCACATCTGCGTACTTATAGTGTGCGGTTTTACCATATCGCTACAAACCTACTAAATATTTCGATACCAAACTACTTTTTATCTCAATTATTTCTCCTGTATCTATATAACGGCAAAAAGCGGTATTGTAACAAAGTCCACTTATATAAAACTCACGACCTTGCTTATTGATGTGTATGGAAACGTTTATTGGCACCTCAAGGCCTTTGTATATTTTTGAGCCTGCTCTCATTGTTTAAATTTTAGTTTTGTCTCATGGTGTATTATTTCGCGGTCAAGGTAGTGCATCGCTTTGCGTAGGTCGTCAAGGTGTGCGCCTTTGCGTCTTGCCCTTACGATATACTTGACTGCATTACCCTCGTTAAAGTTAAGGTCGTAGTCTTTGATTATATCAATTACATCGTATTGCTGCTGGTTGTCGTAGTGTTTTGGTGTCATAGTTTTTCTATTTCCTGTTTAACTTCAAGTAAAAACATTGTCTTATCAAATGATTCGCTCAAATCTCCAGTAATAAATTCTCTAGAAAATTCAACTGCAATCAAAGCGCAACTTTTTGATATAGGCATAACTAAATTATATCTATCTCCCATATCATAACCATTTTTTACTTTTATTAATTTACAATTTATACCGTAAAAATCACTAACTAATTTTTCAGCCTTTTCTTGTGGTGTCATATAATCAATGCAGTTTTAATTAAAATCATTATCAAAGTCAGTCCAAATCTTTACAATTGCCCCTGCGGCTTTTAGCTCCTCAATGCGCAGCTCTTGAATGGGCGATAGCTTCCCGCCTTCGCGTTTCACTTCGATAAACATCGCCTTGCCGTATTTGATCGCCAGTAGGTCAGGAATGCCGTTGGTCGATGTCTTAATCAGTTTCGTGACATACCAACCTCGCTCAATCAATTTGCGTTTTATCTTTGTTTGAATCTGCTGCTCGGTCATTATCGTCTTTTTAAATAGGATTCAATAGCATCATTCCTTTTCAATCTTTTAATAACTGTATCGTAATCCTCAGCAACCCATTCGGACATTTTTAAATCAGAATAAAATAAGATTTTAGTCCCTTCGTTTTGTTCTACAACTGCTCTAATATCTTTAATATCTAAAGTTATCCTTCTACTGCTTCCTAAGATTGTAAATTCTATCATAAGTGAATAATCAAATAATAAAAACAAACACCCCTCAATTGACCGCCAAGTGCAAAAGAAGGGTGTTGTTAGTTGTGTGTTTCTCTTGGCGGTGGTCAAATATACAAATTTATTTTAAATAATCAAAATAATTTTTGCTGAGCGACGTGGTTATTTATTCTTTGCATCGCCTTGTCAAAATACTCCTTATCTAATTCGCAAGCTGTTAACTCAAATCCATAATCGTGACAAGCGATAGCGATGCTTCCGCTTCCTAAATGTGTGTCAAGTATTTTATCTCCTTCTTTTGCGTATTTTTCTAATAGCCATTTGTATAACGCAACGGGTTTTTGTGTTGGGTGAATTTTGTCTTTTGTTCTATTATCAAATTTATATAATGAAGAAGGTTTGTCAAAACTTGTATAAGCTAATTCTACTTGACTAAAATTTTCCCAAGGTTGGCATTTGTCCCAAGCAATAAAACATCTAATTCTACCAAGTTCAAAATAATTACCACCCCATATTATCCAATTTTTAGAAACTCTTTTTAATTCGTCAAAATATATTTGATTTGGTGCAATATCCCATTTTGTGTTTCCTTTATTTAATGCTCTATTTTTTAATTTTCCTGCACATTTTACTGCTCTGTTTGAATGTAAACTATCGCCACCTATCCCATAAGGAGGGTCAACTATTGCCAAATCAAAATAATTGTCGGGGTATCGAGCCATCAAGGCAATATTGTCTTCGTTAGTTATTGTCATTTTTTTTAAATATTTTTAGTGTGTAATCTTTTTTTTGTTGCACGGTCTTATAAATATCGTATTCGATGCCGCCTTTTGAGAATATCCAAAAGACCTCGTTCTGTTGTCGCTGCATTGTGGTCATTCGATCACGGCTTTGCCAGTAACTCGTTGCACTAAAATCAATGTTATAGTAAACGAGATACTTTGCGTTTTTTAAAGAGACGCCCTCGCGTCCGCTGACTATCTGAAGCGCGATATTTTTATCGGTTGCATCGAACTCCTCGACTGAGTTTGTCAAGTAATCGGCTCCAAATACTTGCAGCAGCGCATCCCATTCGGCCTTAAATTTATAAAAGATTGCGATTTTCTCCCCTTTAAACTTTTCTTTTATAAACCTGGCCTTTGAATCGTCAATTACTTTGCTGCTGCCATCCTCAAATTTACACGTTCCGCTTGATAGTTGGTGTACTTTCTGCATCAACTTAACGCCTGTATCCCCTAAAATGACTTGTCCTATTTGATTGCGAACGATTAAATCCTTTTTAAGACGTCGAATGACCTCGTAAGTGATTGGCTGCATCTCGCACTCCAGCACCATCTCGTTGACTGATGTCGTAAACCCTGCCTCTTTTTGTGTAAAAGTTATAATATACGGCTGTGTGGATCTTCGTATTTGATTCTCTTTTGCGTTTGAGTAGTCCTTTACAACGGCATAGCCTAAGCGTTTCTCTTTTATGTCGACGTACTCAGCGGCCCACTTATAAAAGTTCGCATAGTTTTTATAGGGCGAATAATCACTTACCCAAAATTGGTGGTACCATTGCGAGTAACTCTCGGGCGTTGGCGTACCGCTTAGGAATATCATAGGCAGTTTACTGAAACGCTTTTTAAACTCCTTAGCCGTTGCGTTTGGCTTAGGAAATGCACCAAACCTGTGATGTTCGTCGTGAATGATTAAGTCAAACTCGCCCTTGACTAAATGTAAACTCTCATCGTTTATGATTGTTAAATCAAACATAAACCTGAAGTTGTCGTAGTCCCATTGGATTGAGGAGATTGCTTTCTTTTTAGTCAGGAATAGCACATTTTTGGCCCCGTAAAGTTGTGCCGTATTGAGTGCGGTCAAACTCTTGCCAGTGCGCACCTCCATCGCCAAATAGACGATGTGTTTATTTCGCAAAATCTCAACCGCCTCAGCTGAGATTTTTGTTTGGTAGGGTCGTAGTTCCATTAGAAAAATCGGTATTGTTTAACTGAATTGAGTTCGTTTTTATAGTCCTCATTCCAATACTCCTCATCGCAACCAATATCATAACCCGATATATAAAACGGCTCATATTTACTATTAGGACAAAAATTTACAGGTTGATAGTCATCTCCATATAATCCATAACACGCGCTCACTTCGCTAATTGATGGAAATGGTACCGATAAAACAAGTAATTGTTTAGGGCATTGATTATATCTTTTTACATTATACTCATCGTTTAACCAATCTAAATTTGGTTTGATTTCAACAAATAAATCGTATTTTTTTAAATAAAAATCAGGAGTATAATTTCCTGCATCTAACTCAAAACATTCGGGTTCATAAACCCAGTTTAATCCGCAGGCATCAAAAAAAATTGCCCATCTTGCCTCGAGTGTGCTTCTAAATTTTACACCGTTATAAACTTGCTCTTTTGGTTTAAAAGTATATTTCATCGTCTTGATTTTTAGAATTTTCGTTTACAATTTCAAACCAACGGTCTCCATTGGATTTGCCTGTTAAGTATTTATAATCATAAAATTTGCAATAGTGTTCAATCCATTGAGAGAAACGTTTTTGAGATAGCTTGTAAGTTCTAAAATCAGGATATTCATTTACAAAATTATCGTAGTAACTTTGCTTATTGCAGCGAACGTTAAACTCGATATTTTCATTTTTGCCATCTTGATCAGGTTTGCTCCATTCGTAAAACTCAAAGCAAGTATTTTTAATAAACTTGCGAACTTCTAAGTTTTTAAAGTCGTGTTTAGTCAATCCATTTTGCAAGTAAAATTGCACGCAATTAATCATAAAATTGTCAAATTTAAACCACTCCTCAGCATCCCAATCGTCAAATAATAAATGCCCAAACTCATCTACTGGAGTGTGCTTAAAACTAAAATAGTCGCTCATCTCAACTTCAAACTTTCGACGCTCAAACGATCCTCCAACACCTCCAACGGTGTAATTTGTTGTAATAAGTATTTTAGGGCTCTTTGTTACAGGTAATTTAATAGCGTCTTGACCTTTGTATTCAAGTGTAATTCCTTCAGTAATCAAAGAAAATAAGCTCTCAAAATTAAAGTTCTTTTTTACGTCGTCAAATACAAGTATTTGCGTGTCAGTTGATACGGTTTGGTATGGAAATGACTTTGTAAATTCAAACGTTTTACCATCAATCGAGCTTACTTTTTTCATTTGAGCCAGTGCATTCCAAAATAATCCTTTGCCACTTCCTCCATTTGGGTTTTCAGAGATAGTCTCATCGTTAAAAATAATCGCTTTATTATTTGCTGAGGTCTTAAACGAATGCAATAGGTAACCAATAACCGATTTGAATGAGTTATATTTCTCAGCATCTTGCCCAGCAATTAGCCAAAGAAATTTTCTAAACGTTGAGCTATGGTGATCGCTTTCAATATACTCTCGGTTTATGATTTGACGCTTCCAAACAAAGCCATCTAAGTCAATATAATCGATTTTTGATATATCAGTGTCAGTCACTCGCACAACGCAGTTGTTAAAGTATAAAAAACACTCCTCTTGCGTGTCTTCTTTTATATTTACTTCGGTTGATTCAAGCAAAGCAAGGAAATCACTTTGAAAGTATTTATTTGACGATGCCATAAAGTCGTAAGGTGTAAAACCAATATCGTCCCTGGAGAGTAAATTGTTTAATACAAAATCCTTAATTCGTTTCTCACTTGTCTCCTCAACCAAATTTTGCTCAATTTTAATAAATGTAAACGTACTGGTGTTAGTTGGGAAGTATTTATAAAAATTGTTTTGTTGTAGCCAAAATTTAAACTTGTGAGGCTTTAAAGATATGCGTCCCTTGTCATTGTATTCCCAAAAGTCAGAGACGCTTATTTCTTCCTTTATTTCATCAATGCATTTCTCAACGTCTTTTTTATCAAATTCAGAATTGGACTCGATTACTTCCTTGCGATTTTTACCGCTTCGGATTTGTTTCTCAATTTTCTCTTTTACGGTTAAATCCTCAAAGAATTTAGTCCCAAAATTAGCCGTTTTTTTATAGGCTGAATTTAAAATGGTGGCTATCTCTTTGCGGTCAAAATCTTGGCTTTCAAATTGGAACAAGGTTTGTTCAGCAACAGACCTATTGATTCCAAAATCGTTGAAAGCTGCGGCTAATTTATAAACGTTATTATTTCTATTCCCATTTGATAAAGGGAATTTTTTATCAAACCATTTTAGCAGGTTATTAATAATGATATTGTCCGACTTAACTGCTATTGAAACCTCATAACTTC